ATGAGGAAGATAAAGGAGATTGGGATACTTTGCTTGATGAACAAGTAAGTCATTTGGCTCAAACGGAAGCTGTAGACAACCTCACCAAGAAACTTAGGCAGTTGCAGCAAGAGAGAGAAGAAGTAATGAGCCTCAAACAATTGGGGGATCAGTTAAGGGATATGGTAGGAGAAGATTATAAGGAGTTTCTTATATGGAAGGCCCAACAAAAATCTAATCCTTCCACTGTGAGTATATCAAATGTCAAACAGGTCTGTGTTCTGGATTGGGATAAACGATATGCCATTGTGATTGAGGGAGTAAATCGAGAAGAAGCCCAACAGTTGGGGATGCAACTACAGGAATGGTTTGACACTAACAATCCTATAGCTTTCATCCATATTGGTGAGGGCGGCGATGTAACGTTTAAGCCACTTGATAAGGTACTTGGCATTATAGGGCAAGAAAAACCGCCAGAGACAGGTTTATTACTTCCTACTGGTCATTCTATCGACCCCACCGATGACGGCGCAAGACAGCCAAAAAAGGTGATAGATGAATAGTCCGCTCAAACCTATTGAGATAAATTTCAAAGGAATGATAATTAACTGGTTGGGAAGACAACTGGCTAAGGATGCGGGCATGGCTACCAAAGCCGATCTACCTCCTCAAGTGAGAGCGGGGCCAGATGTCATTATTCGTTCTGAATCTACTCCGGCTGATCGCATTGCCAACTATGCCAGATATTCGGAAACCCAATTCATTTGGTTGGCAATGCAAAACCCATGGGCTTTTTCTAATGCTCGTATCTTGGCCCATATCGTTGCTGAGGGAGAGTTAAGGGTACAGGTAAGGAATACGACGGAATCCAGAGAAAAATGGGAAGAAGTTGACGCGCATCCCTTTGAACTTATTCTGGAAGGCCGCCCCAATCCTTGGATGTCACAGTATTATGTCTGGCTGTACCAAGTCATCTGGTATCTAATGAAGGGGGAAGCATATTGGATGATAGTCAGAAATGATTTAGGGGAGGTACTGGAAATGTACCCTCTACCCGCTTCCCGTGTACTCCCCATACCAGGTGAAGGGGATGAGATGTACGCAGGCTTTGCGTATACTCCTATAGTCGGCGCAACCCCAAAGCTCCTACTACCTGAGGACATCTGCTATCATCGTTTCCCTAACATATTCCAGTATTTTAGAGGGTGGAGCAACCTTAACGCTTATCTATTAGGGTTGAAAATTGACAGGGAGGCGGCTGAATTTGATTTGAGGGATTACGAGTTAGGATTAGAATTGAAACAGATTATTTCATTTCGCCCTGACTTGGATGATACCGAATTTGCTACCGCTTTAATGGATTTGATTAACGCCCAAGAGGATGGGCTAAGGTTTATGGGAATTAGGGGCGGTGATATGGATGTTGCGAATGTCACCCAGCGCAGGGCTGATTCAGGTGGAGACATTCGACAACGAATGGCAAGTGAAGCAGGTAGGATATTCGGGGTATTTGATGGTTTTTGGGATAAGAGTGCAAACAAGGCCAGTTCCGAAAGGGCTGAACAGAACACAGTAGCTTATGGCGCTTGGCCCATTATGAGGATGTTCTCTGAGGACTTGACAGCCCAGATAATCATACCTACCTATGGGATTGAGTATCGAGTTACGTTTGATGACATCCGCCCTCGGAATATAGAATTAGACATTAAGGAAGAGGAACACGAATGGTCTGCAATGACTTGGGATCAGGTACAGGAAGAGAAGGGCAGAGAGCCTCATCCTGATCCCGATGTGGGCGGCGCACCTTATAAGAGTGCAGGACGTATTGCTGAGATGAAAGCCGTTCAGGGTAGTTTAATAACTGAACGTAACCCTAACCCATCATTGCCCATAGAAGCAGGTTTAACAGCTTTCTCTGATGATTCTGAGGAGAATGGCACATTAGATACCGATGAAGCAGAAACGCTTAGAATCGCGGGTATCCTGAGAAAAATGGGGAATGGAGCGTATAGTCCTAGCGTGGGTGAGATACTGTTAAGGGCTGAGGGTATACAAGAATTGAGAGACCTGGATTTGAAGAAGTGGAAAACCGTATCAATCAGGATGATGGATAAAGGCAATCGCCCGGAAGCCTACACCTTCTACTCCGATCATATCAGCAAGGATGAGGTCAAGTACATCCGAGCAATGCTAACCCGATGTGAGACTATCGAGGATGTAAAAGATTTATTTAACATTCAAGGAGAACCTTTCATCCCGGATGGGACAGAAGGATATGCTCCTGAGGATGAGACTGAGGAAGAAATAGCTACTCTTGCTGAGGAGGATGTTGAAGAGTTTTCGCAGGAGTTTGATGAGCTAATGCCTGAACTAGGAACATTGTTAGAGGCTGAGGAGGAAGAAATTGAATAAGGGTTTTGCAGAGATAAGCAAAGAAGATTTGAAGAAACTTTTATCCGTACCAGAAGGGATTGAGATTAAGGATATAATCCATTTGGTTGACCCCAACAAAGATATATACATTATCAACATTGAAGGACGTTGGGTATCTAAGGGTCAAAGCTTTTGGATTGATGATAAGGGAGTTTGGCGTAATGTTTAACGATTGGATGCCTGAATCGAAATGGTTTTCTTCTGTTGCGGGAAGTGGTATTGTGGCTTTTATCATGTGGGTGGTATCATTGTTCGGGTTGACTATTGATCCCTCATCCGCTACAGGGGCGGTAGTGTTAGGGGGATTGGCGGCTCATTATTTCATCCCTGAGAAGAATATTAAAGTAGCGAATAAAGTAGCCGCCCGCAATGGTAAGGTAGTAGTTGAACCAAGAAGTTTTGAAGTACATACAAGCGACTAATAGGCTCAATGAGCCTTAATATTAAGGAGAAAGAAATGACACAGTTTGAAAATGTGCAAGCAAAATGGGATAAAATGTGGAAGATTATAGCCGCCGTAGCTTTAGGCTTGAGTGTTATATCATCGGCGGCATTAGGTATCAATTTCCTCAGCGTGGGTGAAGAGGAAGCAATAGCCCGTACATCCAATGTCCCTTGCTACTTTGAGCAGGGCGGGGCTAAGTTTGTAGCCAGTTCAGGGTGTGAGGTTGAGGTACAAAGCGGTGGTACACTGAACATCCAATCAGGTGCAACGTTCATCGGGGATGCTGGTTTTGACCTGAACGGAAATACCCTTACTTGGGATGCGGATGCTGATACTACTTCTGTAGCTTCATTTGATGACACTATCACTACTACCCTAGGGGCGGCTACAGGCAGATTTCAAATCCTTACCGGCAATCTTGCAGTAGGTAATGGAACGCCTGATACTACGCTTAACGGTGAAGATGCTTATGTAGAAGGTACGCTTGAGGTTGATGGGGCGACTAACTTTGATGGGGCCTCTGATTTTGCTGCTACAGTGGATGTCAATGGATTACTAACCTTTGGGGCTACTCCTTTGTACCCGTTAGGTAATGCCGGCTCAAATGTTGAGATAGTTTGTGCTACTACCTCAACGTTTACAGCGAGTACTACCATTGATGTCACCGCCATGAGTGTGGTATCACAGGTATTAGCAATCCAAGTAACCGCCCCTGTTACGACGGCGGCATTTCTGTACGCATCAGCCCCAACTACAACTACCTTTACTTTAACCAGTTTGACCGGTGGAGCAACAGCCCCATTTGACGCAGGTACTACAGGGATTGTGGCTCATTATTGTGCTATAGGGTCTGATTAAGTAATGAGAGTTTTCGCCTACTGCGGGGCAACTTTTGAGAAGTCAACACGGAGGGCGGCAGGGGTCATTCCGCTTACCTGCCCCCCAACTACTGCCAATACGTTTCAGCCTGGGCTATTGGAGAACAAGGACTTAATCATATTCGACCTCCACGGTGAGCCGGGTGAACCTTATTGGTTTGAGACGACCACACAAGATATTTTTGGTCTAAAGAATCTGTCATTTCAAGTACCTGCATTGAGGGCAGAGACAATACGTAAAGTCGATCTTGGCGATGCGGTCGTGTTCGCCTTAAATTGCTATTTGGGGGATGATGACAGTCCCATGTTAGACGCTTTGTTAGATGCGGGCGCGAGTTATGTTATAGGTGGGGAAGGTAAAAACTGGACTGTGGGGTCAACCGTGGGGGCATCCCAACTAGCATACCTATTCAGGAAATCAATGGAAAAAGGATTAGACCCTCTCAAATCCCTGACCCGCGCCAAGAAAGGTATCAAGAAATGGTTTGGCTTGGATGTCGTATTAGGTCATTCTGAAAGGGTTAAAGCAACCGCAGACACATTAGAGTTTAAGGCGTATGTAAGAGTGTAATCAACCCAATCCTTAAGAATTGGGTTTTCAAGGATTAAATCCTTAGCGGTGCGATTACTTCACCCTAGCCCCTCTTTCGTAGATACGAGATTGGGCTTACTTAATACAGATATTATATTGAATCAGAATGAATATGTCAAATGAATGAGAATGTAATGACTGTTAGATGCCAATTTTATGGGGGTTGCGAATGGCAGATGAAGAGATTGAGTTAAACCCAGACGAATCCACTATCGAGCTACACGACGCGTCAAACGATGATTTAATTGAACTTAATCCTGATAATTCGACTATAGAGCTATGACTGTATTAACCGAAGATGTCCGCAGAATGAAAGGCTCTCCTAGAGAGATAGGGAGCAATGAGGATAGGGAATGGGTGATCAATGTCCCTACCGATTGGGGTGTACCTGCTACTCCTACTACTATGGAGGTTTTTGATGCCAATGATAATATCATTACGGCGGCATCAGGAGGCGCTCCTACGATTAGTGATCAGGAGATTACATTCAACCTGATTGGTACTGCCTTAAGGCTAGGATATGTGTATAAGGTCAGGATTACGTTTGACCTGGATGACGGCCAAACCAGATCAGTGATAGGAGAATGGAGAGTGAAATTGTGATTACATTGCTTGATGCGGTGGAAGAGGATACTAATGGGGACGCTGTTAACTTAAGTGGCGGCCCAAAAGCAGTTTTTATTCAAAGTGATGATTTTGGGGGCGGCACAGTGACAGTGCAAGTGTCGGTTGATAGCGGCACAACTTGGCACACTGCCAAACAAAAAGACGGTACAACCAATATGACAGCTACAGGTAATGCCGCCTTGGTCATGTGGGAATATCCTCCGGGTGTGCAACTACGGGCTATATTAGGTAGCTCAACTACTCCTGATCCTTTATCGGCTTATCTGGTGGGGCAAACTTAAACGATGTTGTATAACGCTCCGGCCATCGCAGTAAAGACTTCTCCCTTCTTTTTTTGGGATGCTATAGCAAAGCGATTCCGAAGGAAGGATAACGGGCAGTTTGTCGGCACAAGCAGGATGGTGGAGGAGCGCGATCAGTATTTGGCTAAGGAGAAGCAGATTAACCTAGAGCTATCTCAAAAGTTGTTTAATCGTGAGATTGACATAGCAACCTTCGAGCGCCAATTTAAGAGAAACTTGGTACGTGTTTATACCGTCCAATACATCATGGCGAAAGGCGGACGTGCCAATATGAACCAGAGGGATTGGGGCATCTTAGGAGCGGCTATCAAGAAGCAATATGTATACGCCAATCAGTTTATGTTAGAATTGGCGGCGGGGAGGTACACTGAGAACCAGTTCAGGGTAGTAGCCAATCGAATGGGGTTGTACACTGATTCCTCTTCTCAAATGTATGAGAGAGGTAAAACAGAGTTAATCTCAGGCGGCACTCTGGTTTTGCCTGCTTATCCTGGTGATGGATCAACTATATGTATGAGTCGGGATAGGTGTCATTGGAGACACATAGAGACAGATACGCAATGGGAGTCCTACTGGACGTTAGAGGCAGGGGCAAAACATTGTGACACATGTGTAGGGAGAGCTTCTGAATGGAATCCTTTAATCAATCCTAAAGATATTGTGGTGGTAGAGGAAGAATAGTGTCTTATTGGTTCTCTTTAATTTTGGCGACAGTTGTACCTATCATTGTGGTGGGATTTCTGCTTCAATTGTATTTTGAGGTAAGTAAGGATTTCAAATTTTGGTTTATGTCAGTAATCATCGTATTGGTCTTATTCATTTTATCGTATATTGCGGAAGGTATGGGATTGATAGAACCTAACATTTTGAATCCTTACATAAGACGGCCTTTAGTCTCAATCTTGATTATGATATTATTACCTCTGCTATGGGCCATAAAGCCGTGTTTGGTACATCACCAAGATAAAGGTAATAATATAGATGACACTGGAATTATTGCTAAGTTTAATAGGCACTATCGGCGGGTTTCTGATAGCCTGGACAGCCTACCAGAAATTGAGACCGGAAAAGAAAAAGATTGAAGTTGAGGCAGAATATAGAGAAGTAGAGGCATCTGCGTTGATTGCAGATAAGGCGATGCAACTACTTCGACAGATGGAAGAATCATTAACAAACGAAAGGGAGAGGTTGGTCAGGGCTAATGTTGATTTGATGGCTCAACTTGCTGCCGCCCAAGGCGAGATTGAGGATTTATTGGAAGATGCAAAAGGTCATCAAGAGATTATACAGGAATGTAGGCGGCACTCTGAGAGATTGAGAGAAAGGTATGACGGAGTGATAGGTTACCTTAAGGAGTATGTAGAAATTATCGACACACTGTTAATCCAGATGAAAGAAGTAGGAATTAAACCGCAGGTTAAACTACCGAAAGATTGGGAAGGGTGAGAAATGAACCGAAGAGAATTTCTAGGGACTTCTTGTAAGTTTGTTATGTCTATGATATTATGTCCACAAATTCTTTGGGAGGGTAGGAATACAATTTTCCTAGAGCAGCCCGAGGAGCTAGGTGGGTATAGAGTGCCGCCAGAGTATACCCAAGCTATTTTAGATCATCTTCAGGATAACCCCGGAGTTCCTATGGTAGGTCAACCTATCAAAATTAGTCTAAATAGGATGGCTGATCTTAAAGCTACTTTGATGGATGGGTATAATGGCGGGTAGTTGTTTCATTGCATATTTCCTCGACCAAGAGACGGCTGAACAAATAGCCGTTCCAGGTGGTGAGCTTCCTGAGGAGCTACATATCACTGTTGCTTATCTGCCTGAGGTAGATGAGAAACAGTATGTTGATGTTCAATCCATCCTCATTGATATGACCGAGACATTCGCCCCAATGGAAGGGGAAGTTAATGGAATGGGTAGATTTTTCATTAACCGACAAAATGCAGATGGCACAGAGGGAGAGGATGTTCTCCTGCTATTACCTGACGTAGTTGGTTTGCCTCAGATGAGAATGACTTTACTCAATTCGTTGGAGGCTAGGGGGATTGAGTTTTCTACCGATCACGGTTATCAACCTCATATCACCCTGAAAAAGATAAACAAGGATGAAGTAATTGAAATACCTACAGGAGATAACTTCTCATTTCCGCTGAATAAAGTTACTTTAATTTGGCGGAATGATGGAGAGAACAGAGACACAGACCCAGGAATGAGGATAGACTATTCTCATATTGGAGACATCATAATGACCAAAAGCAATGGTAAAGCCGGGGCAAGAAACAATAGGATGGATAGTCGTAATATCCAGGATATACATGATATGTCGTGTAAACTGGGTGCAATGTGTGATAAGGCCAACACAGAGGATGAGGAAGAGAAAACCTGGAAATCTATGCTATGGTCGGAGATGAGTTTTGACCAAAGGCGCAAGGCTATTGCGGATGCGTTTTATGAGCAGGTTTCATTCTCAGGAATTGACGAATGGGATTTTTGGGTACAGGAAGTCTTTGATGATTACTTCCTTGTTCATTATGACAACGTGGTATGGAAGTTTGAATACACTGTCCTTAACGATAAGGAACTTGTCATTGCTAGAGAAGGTCAACCAGGCACTATGGAATGGATGCCCATACCTCCTGACAACAATTACCTACGCAGTGTGGGAACATTCACCGCTGCCCAGGCTAAGAAGGCTATTCAGTTATCCCTCAAGACTGGTCTGCAAACTGCCAACCAATTGAAAACAATTGAATTGACTGACGAAGAGTGGAAGGTCGGCAACTATATGGTATTGTGGGATGGAAGAGACTTGACAGGGGAGCATTTTACCAAAAACACTGTATTTGAATCCGAGTATACTAAAACAGATACCTTAATAGAGGATTGGGAACATGGTTTGTGGCCTGATAAAGTCGGCCCTAAATCCGATGAGCCGCTAGGTAGAGTGCTGTATAAGGCAACGGCCCAATCAGATGATATAGGATTGTTTGTTGAACGTGTACTCAACCGCCAAAACAAGTATTTGGAAGCCCTTCGACAACTACAAGAAGAAGGTATCATTAGCCTTGGAACTTCGTCTGAGGCAGTTCCATCGTTGGTTGAGAAGTCCAAGGATGGGGAAATTATACAATGGGGGTTAAAGGCGGACGCCTTAACCGTTACACCAGCCGAACCTCGGATGTTAACCATCAATGAGTTGGCATCCGTTAAAAATATGGGCGAGGACGTACTAAATTTTCTAAAATCAGTTTTGTGTGATCAATGTGCAATTGGAGAGGATGAGAGGTCATCCTATGTGCAACGTCTCCGGCTGAAGAAGAAAACCTTAACGTTACAACCGTAGGAGTTTGTTATCATGAATATTAAGGATTTTCAGGCAACTAGAGATAAAGTAACCCAGTTGAATCAAGAAGCCGATGCCCTATACAATTTGGCGATTAAAGCAGTAGAAGCAGGAGATGCTGATAAGGCGGCAGAACACGAGACATCCGCCGATGAAATCCGTTCCGAGGCCGACAAGTTAAAAGAGGGGCTAGAGATGGCCCAACGGTTGGGAGAGAAAAAAGCCGCTATGCGTGAAGGTCGTTTGCCCGCTGGTTTGCCCGCTGGTTCTGACATTGACCCCCCGATCAACGGTACTCCTCACGGGGGACAGGATGAACCGGATGAGGATATTTCTGCCAAGAATATTTACCGCTTGCGGTTTAAGGATGAGGACGATGCTGTCATCGCTGTTCTTCAAGACCTGCATGGTAAGAACTATCGTCAGGAACGGTTAGAACAGTATGACGCTTTTGTCCGTTACCTCCGTCGTTACCGAAGTGAACCGGATGCGGCTGATACCAAGATTTTGAAAAAGATTGTTATTGGCCCAGCGCAAGCTAAATCAGCCATTGCCGGTGGAATTGACGTTAGGGGGATGCAAAAGACCCTTATCGAGGCAGTGGATGAACTAGGCGGCCTTGTTGTGCCGATTGACTTTCAAACCGAGATTATCCGCCGGTTGGTGGGGTTTGTCATTATGCGAGGACGGGCTACCATAACTCAGACCACCCGTGATCGTATCAGCTTACCCAAACTGACAGGCGGCAATACCCAGTACACTACAAGTGTGAGGGTGACCTGGGTGGATGAAGTTCCCGCCGCCGGTGCTGCTGCTACTGACCTCACCTGGGGTCAAGAGCAAATCAGCGTCAATACGGTTATGGCTGAAACGTACCTCAGTCGTAGCTTGCTTGAAGATGCGGCGGTTGACATCGTTGATGAATTAGCTACTGCTTACGCTGAGGCCCAAGGAATTGACGAAGATAATCGGTTTATCACCGGTACGGGTGCAGGAGTTCCCAGAGGTATTCTGATTGCCGGAACGACCCCTGAAACCGGAGTGACCACAGTAAATAGTGGTTCTGCTGCCGCCTTGACCGCAGATGGCGTTATTGATCTACAGTACGGTATCGCTTCACAGTATAGAGGCAGAGGTGTGTTTGTCGCTAATCGCTCAACAGCCGCCGTTATTCGGAAGTTTAAGGATGGTATGGGTCAATATCTGTGGCAACCATCCTACCAGGAAGGTAAGCCTGATATGCTATTGGGCCGTCCTTTCTTGGAGCAAGAAGTTATGCCTTCCGTTGCGGCAGGAACTTACCCTTTGATGTTCGGTGATCCAACTGGGTATCGAATTGTTGAGCGGGTGGGGATGACAGTTGAACGGTTTTTAGGTGGGTCGGAAGCGCGTCAGGACAGAGTTTTGTATATCATGAGACGCCGGTTAGGTGGACAACTCACTAACGCGGAACGTTGGGCTGTCCAATTAGTGTCCGCATAATTATAAGGAGATACAACAAATGGCAGATGAGAATATCAGTAAAGAGTACGTGTATGACAGTGAGACAGAGGAATTAGTGGTATTGGAATCGAATTGGTATCAGGATTATTCCAAACCTCCCATTGTCAACCGCAGGTGGGTTGATGAGGGAGAAGCATATATCACTACCCCAAGAAATGCCAAGGTTCTATTAGAGAACTGCTTAGTCATTAGAAAAGGTCAACAGAAACCAAAAGTGCCTGATGGGCTTAACTGGTCAATGGCGGCCATCCTGATGGCTAAACAAGTTGGGTTTGACCCTGAGAAAGACTCTATAAAAGGAACTGGGCGGCTTGGGAAAGTTACCGTATCCGATGTCACTCACACGTTTCAAGAAGGAATTGATACTGCCTCTCAGTCTGCCATTCGCACTATGTAATGGAGAATTAAAACTATGCGAAATTTACACGATGAGATGTATGTTCAGAAAGTGAATAACTTTAACACGGCATTGGCGGATGGCAAGTTTCCTGCCAGTGGTAGCTTTATTGAGGCAGGGAAGTTTGATTATCTGGGTTTCCTAATTGAATTGGGAACTCTGGATTCCGCAATCACTTTCACGCTTCAAGCTGCGGATGCTGATGACGGTACGCCCGCTGATGTCACGGGTAAAGACCAAGCTATCCTTACTACGGACGATGATAAATGGTTGTTCATCGGGGCGAGGGCTTCAGAACTTGGGGTGTTAACTCCCTGGGTTACTTTGGATGTTGATGGGTCAGCAGGTGGTAACGATTACGCTTGTATCACATTCCTTGGATGGGGAGCACGTCATCAACCTGTAGTTCAACTTGCCAACTTTGTTTACAACATTGACCCGTTGGAAGGTGTTTAATTGCCTGAGGATTAAGGAAGCTGCATCCTTTGCGGCGCTTGGGGTGTAGAAAACTTCCTTAATGTTAAGGATGGGAGGGAGTAAGTCGATTGAGTGAAATCGGGTGGCTTACTCTCTCCTATAAAACTAAATAAGGAGCTTAAAATGCCCATTGTTAAAATACTGAAAGAAGGGCCTTACCGAACGATTACCCTTGACGGAACTCAACCTCTGGTTGGATTTGAAAATCTAGAGGTTGGGGATGAACGGTCATATGATGCCGCCTATGCTGGTTTTTTGGTTGAAGCTAATCTGGCTGAATATACGGACGTAGAAGTACCTGTAATCGAGGATACAAAGGTTTTTGAGGAAGATATGGGTGAAGATACACTTGCTTCCGCTAACGCTGTAAAACTGGCAGAATCGCTTGAGTTAAATCTGTCAGATGTTAAGGGTACGGGTGAGGGCGGCAAGGTAACTATTATGGATGTTCGCAACCATCAAAAAGCCCTGGAAAAAGAGAAGGAATAGTTAATGCCGGGCATTGATTTATATGGGCCTTATGTGACAAAGGATGAATTAAAGTCATATATGGCAGAGCAACAATCAACCAACTATATGCCCAAGGATGACCAGATAATCAGCCGGTTCTGTGTATTGGCATCCCGCAGGATTGATTCCTGGTGTAATCGTACCTTTGTCCCTTATTGGGATACAAAAGTTTACGACTATAGTACCATTCAAGAGGAGACGGTGGGTAGGGGCGGATGGGGTGATCGAACTATATACCCTACTCGCATATCTCACCGCCGCCCTGGGAGAGGGCTTGAGTTAAACCTCCGTGATGATTTGCTTACGCTAGGGACAGCCATCACTGACAACGGAGATACTACCATTCCTAACGCTGATATTTTGTTGCGTAGGGGAGTGAGCAGAAACATTATCCCTTACGATACTCTAGAGATTAAATCAACCTCAATCTATAATTGGGGTTACAGTGGCACACCTCAAGAGGCCAATAGCATAACCGGTTATTGGGGGTATCACAAGTATTGGACTAACCAAGCCTGGGAACAAATAGGTACTGTCAATGGGGCTTTTTCAAGTAGTGTAACAAGCATAAAGGTTACCTATTTGAACGCTAATAATCTGGTGGGGCAGTTGTTTAGTCCGGGCTTTCAGGAACAGATTTTGATTAAATTCACGGCAACTGTAGACGGGACGGAAGAACTGGCGTATATCACTCAAGTAATAGTTAATGATGTGACTGACATTGATATACATATTATCCGTGAGGTCAATGGTACAACTGCTATCGCTTTAACCGATGAGATGACTATATATGCTTACCGCCCAATGGATGACGTTGTAGGTGCTATTTATGAGTTAGGGGCTTATACCTACCGTCGGCGGAGTGCCATAGGTAAGCGAGATGATCGAACAGTTATAGCCTCTGCCAGTGGAATGGTGATGCTCCCCTCTACTGTGCCTGACGCTCTTAAGGATTTTGTCAAGAAGTATAAGCGAGTTCAATTAGGGGTAGGCGGATGATAGTCCATAGGACAGTCAATTTGGTGCAAGGAATTGCTGCTCAAGCGTGGGAGATTCAATACGCTCCTCAGCTTGAGGATTATCCCGCATCTACTAACCGCTTTCAAATCCCTATCGCTCTAACTTACTTTGAAAGATATGAAGTAAGCGCACGTCCAGGAGGGATAGGATTGGCGGTGGGGCAAGTAGTGACAAGGGTTTTATACGCCCCAATTGAGGCAGAGGAATTCGGATTTATTGTAAATGAGGTTGCAAGGCTGCAAGACCAATTTATCAATACCTTCACAGATAAAGATACATACGGAATGGTAGGTATGTATATTCTGCAAAAAGAACCTGCCCGAATAACCATTCAAGGCGGCGATCCCACTTTTACTTTAACTGGCCCTTCTATTGAACATCCTATAGGGTCAGAGTTATGGTATCACGGTTTTGAAATGAGATTTAGGGTTTCCGGTCAGTGGCCTTATCAATGTTAAATATGGAGTTTTAGCAATGGCAATAACAGAAATAATGACTAAAGCAGGCCCAAGGGCAGTCGGTAAAGCAGTGCATAATGCTAATTTAATTTGGGCCAATTTGAATAAACTTGATGACAAAGAATTAGTTGATGTCCTCAAGAAATTACCAACAATCAAAACAGTTCCTACCCACATTGAGGGCAAACTCAAGGCCAGAGGTACTACTGTCCTGGCAATGATGCAAACTGCCCCCAAACCTAAATCTACTCCTGTCAAAGGGGAGGAAGAATAATGACAATCAAAGAAGTCGTAACTCAGACGCAGGTTGCTATTTACGTGCAACCAGATGGGCCTTTTTCCCCTATGGTTGTGTATGAAGAGGGACAGACAGGTATAGGAGACATTACCAGACCAGGCCCAGGCGCTCGCACGCTTAACTTTCGGGCCGATGTATTCGGTAATCCGGTAGCCCTCAATGCTACCCGTGCCGCCCCAGGCCAACCGGCTTTTAATGTGGAAAGTTATTTAGGGGCAGTACGTGATTTGATGGAAAAGAATATGGAACAGGGCGATTGTTACGCTATCCAGGTACGGGTGCATGAATGTGAGAGTGTAGATCATCCTGCTGGGTGGAAGAAGGTTTATCACTTTGGTGATACCATCACGGGCGATCAAACGGTAAGCGCCCCGAACGCTATTCCTTTCTCAGATGGTAATGTACAAACGACAACCCCACAACAGCCTATCTACGAATTTATGATAGTGCGGCAATCGGTGTCGGCTTTAACAACCTCAGAAATAAATGCGATCACTGGGGTTGACTTCATAAACAAATTGAAGGGCTGTAAAGGTTGCCCGGAAGCATATGCTGGCCCTGACCAGATTGGGTATTTCACTTGTGAGGCAGTGGGGGCAGGTACGGCCAACGTCCTTTACACAAAGGATGGGGGTGGAACTATTGCTACTACAAGTGCTGACCCTGCCGCCGCAGATGAGCATATAGCTTTCCCTCAAGTGTTTTCTCTCAATCCTACCCAATGGCGGCTTATAGTAGGACGTACTGTAACGGATGCTGGAAATCCTGCGGAATACTACTATGCCAGTCCTACCAAAGGAATAGAGGAAACTACTGTATGGACAGCGGTTGAAGCAGGGTCAACAAATGGCGATGTCATTACAGCCATCAAGAAGATTTTATTTTCCCGTATCTATATAGGGTTTGGGGCAGGGAAGGTTGCCCTATCCACTGATCAAGGTGAATCGAATAGTCTAATCTTTACCGAATCGGGCGGTAACCCTATCAATGCTTTCGCTGTCAATCCCCGAAATGGGAACGTGTATGCTGTGGGAGATGGGGGCGCGATAGCAGTAGAAAAAGGGTTTAGTGGAACATTTGAGGAATTGGTTGGGCCTACAGGTGATCCCGACTTGCGGACTATTTCTATCGCCAATGATAGCACTTTATGGGTAGGTGGTGATACTGTTCTCTACCGTTCTACTACTCCATTTCCAACCTCTGTAAATCACTGGGTATCAGAGAAGGATTTTGGTACAAATAACAACGTCTTATCTGTTGACGTTAAGGGAGGCAGTAGAGCATTAGGCGGTGACCCTCAAATATTGCATGTGATGACCAGTCAAGCGGCTACCTTGGGGCAAATTCATATTACGCTAGACGGTGCTTCGTTTGTAGAGGGTCTGACAGTGTTGACTAACACGGGCTACAATGCAGTTTATTGGAGTCCTGTAGACCTTAACAAGGCTTTCATCGTAGGCAACGCATCAGCAGCCCCGTTAGGTACTATTCACAAGCTATCTCCTGAGGCCGGTGTATAACGATATTTTAACGGATGCAGGTAACACAATAACGGTTAGGCGGCTCAGGTTATTTGAATTGGATATGGAAGTACCACGCCCTAGACCTGAGCCGTATACTGTTACAATCAGGGCTTATGGGGGCGAGTTTCAGCAGGTTTTTAACCTGTCAATTCCCCGCGAGGAGCCTGCCATTCCTTTTGAGGATTGTGACGAATCAATGAGGGAGTGGTACGATTGGAGAGAGTATTACAGGTATAAGCAAGGCATCCTCTACTATAAACAAGTAATTGAGGTATTGGCAAATTACTTTGAGAGTGTGGCAGTATATATCCTCAAAAACTGTGTACCAGAAGAGCAATGGGGCTTAATCGAAACTGAGGATGATTGGAATAAAGTTTATGCTGTTGCTCTGTGTCCAGAGGTTGAGTTTGAAGATTTGAAAACTGTTTCGGATAGGGTGTTCATGGCATCCTACGATGGGTTGCCATTGTTTAATGCATTTGAGAATGAGGTGGAGGGAGGGTTAGGGTCATATCTGAGTATCCGGTCTTGGGAAGTTAAACTCAAGCAAGCCCTCCACTTAACTGATGAAGAATATTCTGCTTTGGGAATTATGGAAAGGGCAACATTCATTATGGCTGAACGTATACCAGATATGATCGGCCAGATTGATTTGTCTAAACTTAAAAAGGAAAACCATGCCCGTACTAAAAAGGACATCAATAATCCTGACGCGGAAACCACCTCCCCTTCATCTGACAGTTAAAGAGTTTAGGAATGAAGTTAGGAAGGATGTTAAAAAGGTAGCAGAAAAAGGTAAGACCGCGTATGAGAGTATAGTAGGAAATTGGTCGGAAACTACCCGCCCCACATTCTCAACAGTAGTTCAAATTGGAGAAAAGAGAGGAGTATTATTTAGAATAAGAGTTAAGGAAGCAGACCCCGATAAGCCTATATGGATGTGGATTAACAAGACAGGCACAAAATCGCATCCTATTACCCCTAAAACGTCTGGGGAGTTATTGTTCTTTGTCTGGGACGGTGTGAAAGGGTCATATCAATCAAAAACTGGGCATTCCCCTGCCCGTTACGGAGGTCCTGGTATTGCTCCTGGAAAGTTGACTGCTGCAAGGGAAGTAAATCATCCTGGGTTTCCACCTCGTAGATTTTCAGAAATAATCAATCCAGAGTTAAACCAGGAATACCGTCAGGCTGTATACAACGGAGGACGGCGTGGATTACGAAAAGCAAGAGAAAAAGCAGATAAAGCAGCTAAAAAATCGTCCGCCTAACACTCTAATCTTGGCTAATGCCATCACTCAATATCATCAAGTAAAGAATAGGGCTATCAGATTTGATAACTTTGACCAGACCATATTCTCCTCTGTCATATCCTTATACTCTCAATTACTATTAGGCAAGGAATTGTTCCCAGCGCAACAGGTTCTTAAGACTATCTACCTCAAATCAGCTATAGATATTGTCATAACTAAAATAGGGGAAATGGTCACATCCGCCGATACTATAAAAAAGAAGAGGGAAGGGTTAAACCAGTTGGAAAGATACTCTGATATCTTAAACGAGTTAACTGAATCCTTGGATAGGTTAAATTAATGGCCGGTGAAGATGTTGTATATGATGCCACATTAGATGATACTGCGGTATTTGAAGCATATAGAAGGATAGTTGAGGGAAGTGTATCGTCGGCGGCCCAGGCATCAAAAGCCTTCGATAAAATGGCTGATCGTGTTGATAAATTGGCGCGGGGGCTTGATGAGACAGGGAAGAAAGGCAAACAATCATTTGAAGGGTTAGACAAGAAAATCGCCGGCTCAACTGTCAATTTAGACCGTTTGAAACAATCAGCCGACCGCGTGGTTGAATCACTAATTCGGATTGGAATTCAAGCGGTCAAATCTTTTGCGGATGCGGTAGCAGGCGGAATTGAATTACAGAAGAAGGCTGAATTAGTTGAAATTTCCCTTACTGAAATCTTTCAAGGTAATGAGAAAGCCGCTAAGGGATTTTTAGCTCTTGTTGATCAAACTGCTGCTAGGATTGGTTCTAACCGTCAGGAATTTCGCCAATTGGCTAAAGGCCTACTGCCCGATATAGGTGATGTCAATTTAACCACAGAAATACTCCAAAACCTGATTATTTTAGGTAGAGATGCAGGGGCGAATTTCCAGAGTATCCGTATAGCCGCAGAGGAGGCGTTCTCGGGAGATAATTTGAAATCTTTAGCGCGTCGTTTGAATTTGGGGTCTGCGGTACGGAGTGCGGAAGAATACTCCAAAACGATGAGTAAAAACGAAGCTATTGCCAGGGCTTTAAGAGAGAGGATAGAGGAAACTGGTTTATCTGTTGAGGCTACTTCAGGCTCATTGGAGGTTTTGGGTAACAGATTACAGGCAGAGCTTACCGATATTCAAACTCTCTTGGGAGCAGCCCCCGCCGCTGAGTTAAATGAACAAATCTCAAGTTTGCTTAAGGTTATTTCAGACAATAAAGGTGATATAGAAATTGTTGTTAAGGCTTTTGGGGATTTGGCGGCCAGGGCTATTGAGATTGTGGGAAGTGGAATTCAGAACATTCTCACTAATCTGGATTATGAAGGCGTGGAAGCACTAGCCGACAATATGGTGGGTGTATTAGAGACTGTTAAGTTAATCGCAGATATTTTGTTTGAGCCGGATTCCCTTAACAATTTAATATCTCAAACGAATGAATGGTTAGAATTACTTCAAGAGGCTTTATTGACCGGCGCAAAAATAGTAGCAATAGGAAAGGCGGAAAACGCTAGAGTGACAGCCAGAATAGAGAAAGCTGAAGAAATATCCGGTATTCCTTTATCAGGTGAATTATCTGTACCATTCTTAAGTGATGAGGAAAAAGCCCAAGTCGATGTAGCAGGTCAAGAAGCCTATAATCAAGTTATTTTGGATGCCATTCCAGCGATTGACGCCTACAATGAAAAGTTAGATGAAAACACCCAAAAGATAGAAGATAGGAGAATAAAGGAAGAAGAAGCAACCGCAGCCGATGAAGAAGCGGCACAAGCTATTATCGCTCTTGGGAAAGCTCAAGATGAGTTGGCAGATGCGGAAGCTAAGGCAGCGGAAGCAGAGGAGAAGATTGCCGACAAGAGGAAAGAGTTTGCCAAAGACCTTAGCCGTGAATTACTCTCAATCAATCGAAAGCTACAAAATCAACTGATAGAAGATCAAATTGATAATGCCCGTGACCGGGAAAAGATAGCCCTTGCAAACAGAAGGAAGATTGAAGATATAGAACGTGGGGCGGCTCAACGGTTGGAGGATGCCCAAGAGGACTTGGGGAAAGAAGAACAGAAAGTAGCTGAGAAAAACAAAGATAAACAGGTTGATATTTCCAGGGACAGAACTAAGAAAATTGCGGAAGCAGAGAGAGACCTTGTTCGTGCCTTACTCAGAATTAGGGAGCAATTTTACCAATCAGCGGAAGAAGCGGAGAGGAATAATGATGTTCAGGCATTTTTGGCCGCTGTCCGTAGGAAAGACCAGCAAGTCAATGAGGCTAAAGACCAGCGCGATCAAACGATTGAAGAGGCGGGTATTCAGGCTAAAGAGAGTAAAGAGGAGCTTAAGGAATCCTATAAAAAACAATTAGAGGATTTGAAGGAATCCAACCAAGAGAAATTAGATGAGTTGGACAAGCGCCTTGAAAGAGAACTTGAAGCCCAACAAATAGCAGATGTTCGTAAGAAAGAAGATCAGGACATTGCAGAGGCTCAAGCATCGGCGGACAGGAAACGACAATTTGATATAGAGTTGGAAGAGTTCCGAATTAAGGAATCCCAAAAGCGGGCAGATTTGGAGGCATCCTTAGCCGCTGAATTTGCCATCTTGCAGACAGCGGCGGAAGCCAAAATCAATCTAGCTCGATTGACGGCGGATGAGATTATCGCAGAAAATAGACGGGCATTTGAAGCAGGGTTTGGTAAGTCAGTATTCGGAGGAAGAAAACTGGGTACTGGTTTGGTAGGCCCCGCGGCTGAAAGTGGCGTACATCTACCTTTGGCGCACCGTCAAGGAGGAGGGTCAGAGAATCAAAGTGGGGTACGTCTACCTTTGATACATCGACAGGAGGGAGGGCCATTGATACCCAACCGCCCTACTGTTGTAGGAGAGCGGGGGCCAGAGGTTGTTATCCCCCAAGGGCCTGGTTTTGTAATTCCAAATACGTTCTTTCGACAGCCTGTACCGTTTGGGGGAGACGGTCAACAGAATATCTTTAATGACAATCGTTCCCCATCTATCAATATGCCTGTTGGTCCAGATGTTGCCAGTTCTCCTCAAATGCGAAATATGATTATGCAGATTGCGCGTCAAGTAATAGCGGAGACTTTGCGATGAGCGGCTTTTCCAATATGGATTATATCCGAATAGCTCCTACATTAGCGGGATTGGCTAATGGTTATTTAGGTGACTCTTGGGAGTTACCTGACCCTGTTCTGCCTGTCTACAATGAGTCTGCTACACGTAGTAACCGGGCAGATGGGGGACAATCACTGAGAGGGCAGAGGTCGGTTGTATGGGTATGGAATAATATAGGGCCGATTGACGCTTATACCATTCGTAAGATAGTGGAGGATGCGATTGACGGCGGAGGGTTGATTTACGCAACTATAAATCTGAATTGGTCAATGGTTGGTGCGCCCAATTATTGGATAGATATTAAAGGGACGGCCATATTGCCCACAAGTCAACCTGCCGAAAATACTGAGGGAAGTTTGCAAAGCCAAGTGACCCTTACTATTAACCAGGTGGAAATAGTTAATGACCCTGCTTCATTTTAGTTTTAAGCACTCTGAGGAGCTTTCTGGTGCGATTCCAGCGGCATTTGGTATAAATACTCATTGGGCTAAGGAAGCCACTAGAAATGGGTAGTTTAACCGCAGCCGACCTAACTCTCCTACGACTTCCAAGGGATACTCAGTATTCCAAACTAAGGTTGTATGGGTTTGGGTTTGAACCTATTTGGACAGGATTAGTAAATGATGCATCCCCCACCAGGGGCATGCAAGTTATCGAATTTGATGGGGGAGCATTAGAAACTGATTTTCTGGTGGGGGATATTTATGCCCACCTTGTTGTCATTTTTAATGATGACCCTACCCGCCGCCGTAGGCTGCTAGAATTTAATGGGGACGCGGGGGGTGTTGTAACAGGTAATCTTGTCGTAGATTGGCATGATGATCTGTTATTGACAAACAATGAGCCTATATCTATTTGTCTTGCACTATTACCTGAACCTAAGTTTTCGTACTTTGAAGCAAATCCAACTGTGTTTACTAAAGACGGGCCGCCATCTCCTACAGGTGCGGGGCTATCTTACACAGATGAAAATGAACTTCCTCCTCCTCACGTTGTGATGGGGAGAGATGCGGTTATTACACCGAATACCTATAATCCTTGGTGGTTGACTGATAGCCTGTCAACTTCCGATGTTGTGGGGGCTTATCAATTTATAGGCTCAATTACGGAAACAATCGCAAGGACTAATTTAGCTAATCCAGGAACTAATGATTTGACAGACGGGGCAGGCACTCCTTCTTGGGCTAATGGTACTGGATTTACCTTTAATGGGTCTAATGCTCTGGAAACCGGGTTTAGTATGTTGAACGGTTGGACGGCATTAGTTTTATTGGAATTGCCGGGGTCATTTCCAGGAACAGCTAGTCAAGGATTTTTCGGCCAAAGGGTTGCGGTAGGCTCAGATTTTTGGGTATTACGACTGTCATCTGATACCAACTCAACATTAAGTATTTTATACGGTACATCTTCTTTTACTGCTTCAAGTGTATTATCTTCAGAAATTGCTGAAGATGTTGTAACGGGTGGCATGGGAGATGTTTCTACTCTTAAATACGGATTTTGGAAAGGCAACCGTTATGCTGCTAATCTAACAAATCAAACTTTAGATGAAGCAACCGCAGTTACCTCTTGGATAGGTGGGGTAAACGATAATAATAGTGGGGCTGTTTGGGGAACGGCGTGGTCAGGAAATATAAAGGCAGTTGTTGTCTATAATCGGAATTTAACTAAGGGAGAATTGACAGAAATAACTAACAATATGGAGGCATTATCTGCATCTATTCCCCCTCCTGGTTATCTTTATGTAGATGCTGCTGACAGTCAGGCAGTAGCAACCGGGGCATCATTATCAACCTTTGCCTGGACATTTAGCCCCTCGTCTGCTGCCGATGCTGCATTTATAGATAATACAGCTTCTCAAACATATTTCGATCCAGGAACAGGGGGAGCTAGAAAGTTTATTTTGTCCTGTACTGTTACGGATGATAATGGCAATTCATCGGTAGGGAGACGATCTTTTATATATGACCCTGACGGGTCACTGGGGGTAACTGAGTTTACAGTTTCTCCTATCACTGAGGCAAAAAATAAAATTAGCGTGGGTGCATCGGTTACTTTGACCGCCCCAGATACAGGGAAAAGTGGAGCAAGATCACCTACAGTTGATTGGGGTTTATTTCCTGAGAATGGATTAGTCATCCTCACCAAAGATACCTATTATGGGAGTGATCAAACTGAGGTAACTTACCGGAAAGAAACTAGGTATACTCAGCGGAATAACATCTATTATCGCGGCTACATTGTCTCGTCTCAGGAATCAATGGATAGTGAGGATAACGGTCAGATAACCCTCAACCTTGAAACCCTTCCCGAAATATCGATGTACAACCTATCTTTATCGGGGGTAGGTAATAATCCTGCTGAGTGGTGGGAGATGCTGGCCGATTATATGTATGTAGCCGCTCTGTTGCAACACCTCTTGTTGTGGCACTCTACCATTACTGAGATAATGGATTGGATAATGGACTGGACAGATACGGTTAAGAGGTCAGCGGAGGAGAATTGGACAGAAGGCTCTTTATTGGAAAGGGCGTTAAGTACGGCTGGGCCATATGGTCGTCTAATGACTGTGACCGGAACGGCTCAGGGTGAGGTTGTGGTTGAGAAGTTTCCTAACATGCTACTCACCGAATCGGCCAGGAATACTATTGATACTGTCTTAACGTTAAGCGAGGTAGATGTTGCGGATATTATCAACATCCGAATAGCCAGTAGGTCGGAAACAACTCAAATAACCGCAGATGGGGGTAGTTCTGCGGGGGTGATGGGTAGTTGGACACCGTTTCGATCCAGGGCGCAGAACGTAAAAAAAGCAACAGGGACTAGCGAACCTTCTTACAGGCAGTTAATGGTTATTGACCAAACTGAATTAAATCAGATAGTGGGGCGGTTAAACTCTATTTTGAACCCTGTCTCGGATGGATTACCGAAAGAAATAGAACTGGTGATGAATGGGGAATGGAGTAATGTTTTCTCTCCTGCCGTTGCTGAATGGACAAACACAGGGACAGAAGTTTTTGCGGCTACCAGGTTGGCTAATCTGAGAAATGTAACCAAATACAATAGCCTGAGAATGTCACCTACTCAAGTAACCAAAGCCTGGAATACTCAAACAGCATCGGATAGGGTTTCTGTAATTTTTGAGGTTGAATCTCCTCAAGGGTTAGATGGCAGAACAGTACCTATAGATGATTTAGGAGAACTGCCTGACCCTGATACAACTCCTACCATTACCCAACCTCCTCAAATGAATTTGCAGTTCTATGTTACCGCTGATAAGACGAATGGGGTTGAAGTTTATATTGCGGAAGATTCGTCTTGGGAAACACGAAACACAGACCTCACTACTGATCAGAAAAAGGTTAATCGGATTGCCATTGCCCCCTACTGGTGGCGGTTACAGTCATCCTCTGACCCTGAGGATAGTATTTTTTGGATTGCTACAGAGGGAGGTATTCTAACATCCATTGATGCCGGCAAAAACTGGATTGATAGAACTCCTTCGGTTGCTGAACTAACAAACTTACCTGCGGGAGTTACTCCTACAGATTTAACTTACACTTGGATAGATGTGTATGGGAGCGTAACTAACGTTAATAAGATCATTGTAGCTCAAGCTACCTATGACACTGGTTCAGGGGCATATGTCCGTTGGGATATGATTTCCTTGGATGGTGGGTATTCCTGGACTGTTGACTATAATACAGATACAAGAGGCTTCGGTATCGTTATCGACCAAGCAACAGGCACACAGCTTTTTGTGGTATACTGGGATGTGACAGGGGAAGAATTCTTTGCAGGGGTGCGGGATACTGAATTAGCGGTTGCGGGAACAGATGAATCATTTGCCGCTGCTACTGCGGCTGAAATAGCAGCAGGTGATAAACAAATTGAGGTACAAAGAGAGTTTGATGGATCGGTGACAGACAGTGAGGAATATGTTTTTGTACACGGTATTTTTGATAAGACTTAAAAGGATGGGATTGCAGCACAGGAACGGGAAATCGAGCGATTGAACCGTGAAATAATAAGATTAGAATTAATTATTAACAATCAAGAAGGAGAATAGTTAAAATGATTCACCTTATAACAATGTCAGATGGGCCAATAATTAAAATCAACGGTCAAGAGGGGTGGAAGGGCAACCCCATAAATCCAGGAGATGTGTTTGAAATAGGGGTGGGGGAGTACACGCTCAGAATAAAAAACCTAGTGGGTGAGCGAGACAAGCCGATCACGTTCACCAACAAAGGCAAAATATCAACCACTCTTGCTGAGAATCCTTTTGTGGATTGCCAATGGATCATTATAGATGGTTCTGGTATGTGGTCTGAGGAAGATAAACAAATTTATATGTCTCAGATGGCAAGGGGGGATATTTCAGGTATTCCTTTTGGGTTTCAGTTCAGGGGCAAAATTCGCTTCTGGAATAAGTCTCTCGGCCTGGTCGTGCGCTTCTGTCATTTTGTAGGATATGACGCTTCCGGAGTCCATGCCCACGCGGGAGAATTTCCTGCCTGGGAGATGACAGATATTCTGGTTGAGTATAATTATTTTGAAGCAATCTCCGAAATGACTTATGTAGGGGACTGGGAAGGAAATAATGCTGAATATCAAATGGAGCGCATTGAAATTTGTTACAATGTAGCCCACGCCTGTATGGGTGGTTATCAGCTAAGGGGGGCAAAAACGCCCCAAGACGGTCTTATTCATCACAATTGGGCCTTCGATTGTATAAACGGCCCAAATGAGTGGGGACACATTGACGTTGGGGCTAATTGTGCTGCCCGCGTCTTCAACAATTGGCTTGAGGGTGGAACAGGATTTTTAATGAATATCTCATACCAATGCCGGAAGGATGTTGAGGTTTTCAACAACGTGGTCGTTTTCGGCAAAGCGTACGAGAACCGAAAAAGCGCTTTCAGGCAAGGTTCGGATGATGGGGGTACGATCAGAATTTACAACAACACCATTGTAGGCGGAGAGGCTTTTGGCCTTGATGTAACTTCCAAACATTCTCAGACAGTTGCGTTCAACAACATAATCGTCGGCGCAGCAAAAGCCATAGATATGGGCAGCAGCCCTTCCGAAAATTTTCATCATAACCTAACTGAAGAGGCTGGGTTTGTTGGTGAAAAGGACTTCCATCTCTTGTCAACCAGCCCCGCAATTGGGGCAGCAACACTAGAAGGCATACCTGAAGAGGACTTTGATGGCAATATCAGGAAGTCTGCGGATATAGGGGCATTTGAGTTTATTACTATTGATATTCCGCCTGAACCTGAACCTGACCCGACATTGCCGGACGATAGTCTAACTGCCATTCGGGATGATCTTATGGATATAGTCAATCGGTTGGGTGATGTTATAGGAGAGAGCGATCAGCCTTAACGTTAAGGCTTTCTTATGGTTAAAGCTAAATTGATTATTGTGTTAATGACAACTTTAATAGGGGTGATTTTTGTCAGTATTCAACCACACTCGGATACTCTAGCCTCTATCCAAAATTCTCCTAGGCCAACAGCAACCAATATCCCGCGCCCCACCGCAAGACCTGAGACACTTGAATACACTCTATATCTGCCAATTATTAGGAGGTGAATTATCTATAACCAAAAGCATCATAAATTACAATTCCAGTACAATCATAAGATTTTTGGGCATCACCAAAGAGGTGGCTCAGACGTACTATCATACATAGAGGAGCTAAAGCCCAGAGTTGTTAAATTTATGGCATTAGACGAGGGGTTAATCAGGGAAGCCAGACAAGTAAACCCAGATGCCTTTTACATTGGTAGGTTGTGGGTAGCTAATCAACCTCTGGGAAGTAGTCTCACAGCATCCTATCTATTAGGAAAACAATTTGCCGATCAAGTAGTATCTATTCCGGCTGTTCAAAAAGGACTATTTGATGGATTTGAATCCTACAATGAAATTCTTGGAGAGACTGCCCCTCAAATAGAGCATAGAAAATACGCTCATTTCCAATTAGGATTTAAGGACGGATTAGAAGGGTTGCCAGTTGAGCCTATTGCCTTTAATTTTGGGACGGGTAATATGAGGGGTGTTCAACTGGTCGATCTATATCGGGATGTTTTAGAACAATACAAGTGGTTGGGCTTCCATGAGTATGATTGGCCCACGATGAACAGGCTACATAATCAAGGAGTAGAAGAGGGCAACGGCGGAATGTGGTTGGCTTTACGGTATAGACGTATAATGAATGATGTCATATCGGCATTAGGTAATAAATGGTCTGTGATCATTACAGAATGTGGAATGACCCAAGGAGTACATGCAGGCGCAGAGGATATAGGATTTTTAGCAGATCGAAATAGTGTACCTGGAAACAATCATCCTGTCCCTATCTCTCCTGAGGACTTTTGGGAATCTCTTAAATGGTATTCCGATGAGCTAATGAAAGATGATTATGTCATTGGAGCTTGTCATTTCCAGATGGGGGGTAATCCAGATTGGGCTACATTTGAGGGACTGGGGACAATTGTTCCTTTGATAAAAAACTATCAACAAGTCATAGATGAGAACGACGGAGACGAAACAATGAATGATATTTGGGTAGATGATTTAAGACCGGAAGGCGACTCTTCCTTTGCGATTGTTCCAAGGATAAGCACTTTTGAAGAATTGGCTTCTCACTTTAAGGTAGAGGTAGATAAGTCGATGGGAGAGGACGGAGTGCAAGACGGCCAGTGGTATTGGAAATTAGTTGGGTTTAAGTTGCGAATTGGCCCCGCCGCTTATCTTCCTGAGACAAAACAATCCGACCATCAACCCTCCCCTAACATTTTAATGTGGAGAAGTTGGCCTGGGGCTGATACTCCTGTATCTCCTCCTCAACCCCCATATTTTCAAAGGGGTGTTGCGGGGTTTACCGATGCGAATGGGGTTATTGGATTTGGCTATGGGGGTGGTAGTGTTGTGGGAGAGAACGGCGGCCCTGATGCAATTTGGCCTAACACCGATCCTCCTGATAAAATAAATAGAATTGTTGGTTCGGACTGTGCTAAGAAGTTAGGGTGGATGGGAGGCACAGATCATTTAACTCCTCAACCGATTTTCAAAGCAACCCAAAAGGGAGGTAGCACTACTCCCCCACCATCCCCTGGCCCTGGTGGTCAAGAAGAGATGGTAATTGAATTGAGAATTGATGGACAAGTTGAATTTGCAAAAAGATATAGAGTTTCTCTTGTCCCGATTGACTAAATTAAGAAAAGGAGATGACGAAATGAAAAAATGGTATCAGAGCAAGACTATAGGATTTGGAGCAACGTTAGCCGCACTCGGTTTGGCTATTCTGGCATTACCGGAGTTTCAGGCGCTAATTGCTACATTACCTACCGAGTACACCGGCTATGGGGCTTTAATAATCAGCGTTGTGACTGTGGTACTACGATGGGTTACGGATAAACCAATTGAGTAAGCATCCGACTAAGAAGCAGATGAAACAGCTTAGGCAACGAGGATGGCAGTCAGTATTGGGCGGTATTGCTTGGCAATCACCTTATGACAAGTATTTTTATTCCCCGAAGAGGGCGATAGTAGTAGAGCAAAAATGCCAACAAAACCTACCCAAAAAGTCTTAATTGGTAAAGAAAGAGGACAAGGGCTAGTTGAATTAGCTCTTGTCCTTCCTATTCTGTTAATGATGTTCCTGGGATTGATTGAAGTAGGTTGGGCTATCAGGGGACATCTTACTTTGCTTATCGGTAATTGGAATGTTGCTCGATATGGGGCGAGGAATGATGTTGAATTAAATGAGGATTATTTCTCTATTTTAGCAGATGAATTTTACAATACGGTTGATCTCCCCTTAACGTTAAGCAATTCTTCCCTAAGATTAACTGTAGTAACGTTTGAGGTGGGAGAAGCTCCTTGTGATATTTCTACCGCCCAAGTCACTGAGGTGCTTAGTCACACCGTAGGAATTACCAGAGGTAGTTATATCAATG